AGAAGATTGAGACGCGGCTCAAGCTGCTGGCCAAGTGGGACCCGAAACGCTACGGCGACCGCGTGCAAGTCGCCGGCGACGCCGAGTCGCCGCTGACGGTGCAGGTGGTGAGGCTGACCGACGAACGGTAGACACACGGCGCGCGAACTGTGGCATAGTGCGTTCGTGCGCTACGCACAAGGCCAGCCGGCGGTGCCTTAACACCGGCAGGCAGCGACGACGACCGGCTCGGGTTCATGTTGGGGCTCCCCCAGCCGGTGAAAGCACCCTCAGGCTCGCGAAAGCCTAAGGGCCGCGAGTCGGGCGCTGCCAACCTACAACGACAGGAGACCACCATGCAGACCGTGAATACCCCGAAGTCCTGGCCTTTCCCGAACCCGCACCCGACGCTCGGATACGAGCCGCGGCCGGCGTGCAGCATCACGCCGGAGGCTTACCGGTGGGTGCCGCATCTCGAGACTATCCGCGACGCACGCGGGCGCATCTGGTCCGCGATGGCGCTTGGCAACCGCGCTGCTGCCGCCGCAGAGATCGCCCGCATCCGCGAGGCGTGCGATAGCCTCCAGAACGCCCTTGCCGACGATTAGGCTACCTGCTAACGGGTGGAGGCCGCGCCCGTATCAGATGGACGCCTGGGCCGCTCTGGAGAGCGGCTGCAGGCGCTTGGCGCTGGCGTGGCACCGGCGCTCGGGCAAGGACGACATCTCCCTGCACTGGACGGCCGTTAGCGCCATGCAGCGGGTTGGTGGCTACTGGCATATGCTCCCGCAGGCCAATCAGGCGCGCAAGGCGATCTGGGACGCGATCAACCCGCACACCGGACGGCGACGCATTGACGAGGCGTTCCCGGCCGAGATCCGCGCCACGACCCGCGAACAGGACATGTTCATCCGGTTTCGGAATGGCTCGTCGTGGCAGGTCGTGGGTTCCGACAACTACAATGCGCTGGTAGGCTCGCCGCCGGTCGGCGTCGTATTTTCCGAGTACGCGCTATCCGATCCGGGGTCGTGGGCGTTCCTGAGGCCGATCCTTGCCGAGAACGGCGGGTGGGCGGCGTTCATCTCGACGCCGCGCGGCCGGAATCATTTTTCAAGGCTGGTCGAGTACGCGCAGCGCGACGCGGACTGGTTCGGGCAGGTGCTGACCGTCGACGACACGCAGGCAATCCCGGCTTCGGTCATCGCCCGCGAGCGCCGTGAACTGGTGGCCGAGCGCGGCGAGAAGGAAGCCGCGGCGATCATCGCGCAGGAGTACTATTGCGATTTCGACGCCGCCATCCCCGGCGCGTACTACGGCGAACTGATGTCCCGCGCGCAGTCGCAGGGGCGCATTGGCGATTACCCGTGGCTCCCTCAGTACCCGGTCGGCGTGGCGTGCGACCTGGGGCATGGCGACCAGACCGTGGCGTGGTTCTTTCAGACGCTGCCGTCGGGCCGCATCCGGATCATCGACGTCCTTGCAGGTTCCGGCGTCGGCATCGACTGGTATGCGCGGCGAGTGATCGGCAGGCCGTACACGATCACGGACACGATCTGGCCGCACGACGGCGGGCACGGCAACATCCGGGACGTCGCCGGGACGTCGCTCGAGAAGCAGGCGACCGGGCTCGGATGGCGTCCGATCCGCATCCTCGACCGCGATCCGAGCGTGGACGTCGGGATCCATGCCGTGCGGCAGATGATGCCGCTGATCGAGTGGAACACCGACCCTATTCCGTTCGAGGGCGAGACGCCGGAGGAGGCCCGCGAGCGCATGCGCCGGGCGCTGGACGCCATCCGGCAGTATCGGCGGGAGTGGGACGAGAAACGGCAGGCGTTCAAGGACGCGCCGTTGCACGACTGGACATCGGACTATGCCGACGCGCTGCGCTATCTTGCCCGCGGCCGGCGCGATCTGTCGCGCGGCGAGCGGTACCAGCGGCGAGGGCAGGCGGTGGCCGACTATTCGATGTTCGGTTGACACAACGCGCACAGGCGGGCAGAATCCGGGCATCTTGGAGGGATTATGTCCGGTCCATTGAACTCCGTTTTGGGCACGCGATCTGCGCCCGCCATGCCTGCGCCGCCGCCCCCGCCGCCCGCTCCGCCGTCGATTGACGACGCTGCCGAGCGCCAGTCCCGCGCCGATGCCGCGCGACGCCGGCGTGGGGCGGCGGCAACCGTGCTGACGTCGCCCGAGGGCGTGCCCGAGTCGCAGACGGCGGTCAAGACGCTGTTGGGTGCCTGATGATTCGCAAGAGCGGCAGCGGCTACAAGGTCGTGTCCAAGCAGGGCAAGAACCTGGGCGGGCCGTATTCGTCGCGCGCGCAGGCCGAGAAGCGGTTGCAACAGGTCGAGTACTTCAAGCACACGAAGGGCAAGAAGTGAGCGACGCCGCCGAACTTATCCGCCGATACGAGCGCCTGAAGTCCGAGCGGTCGATCTGGGATGCGCACTGGCAGGAGATTGCCGAGCGCATCTGGCCGGACCGCGCGCTTTTCCTCCAGAAGCGAGCGTGGACCGAGGGCGACAAGCGTACCGAGAAGCTCTTCGATGCGACGGCTGCGCTGGCTCTCACGCGGTTTTCGGCGGCGATGGAGTCCATGCTTACGCCGCGCACGACGAAATGGCACAAACTGCGCGTGGCGGATGAGGCGCTGAACGAGCAGCCCGCGGTGCAGCGGTATCTGGATTCGGTGACCGATCTGCTGTTTCGGGTGCGGTATTCGGCGTCGGCGAACTTTGCGTCGCAGATGCACGAGTCGTACATGAGCATCGGGGCGTTCGGCTCCGGCGGGCTGATGCTGGAGGACATTCTTGGGCAGGGCATCCGGTACAAGTCCGTGGACCTCGCGAACACTTACTTCTGCGAGAACCGGCACGGCATCGTCGACACGGTATTCCGGTCGTTCGAATACACCGCGCGCCAGGCGATGCAGGCGTTCGACCCGGCGATGCTGCCGCCGAAGGTGCGGGACATGGCCGAGAAGCGGCCGGACGAGAAGTTCGAGTTCATCCATTGCGTCTACCCGAGCGAGGAGTCTGACGACGTCGGGTTGATGCCGTTCGCGTCCTACTACATTTGCCGGGAGACCTCGACCATTGTCGAAGAGGGCGGGTATAACTCGCTGCCGTACATCGTCGGGCGCTACATCACGACGCCGGGAGAGACGTACGGGCGCAGTCCGGCGATGCTGGTTCTGCCGGATATCAAGATGATCAACGAGATGAAGAAGACCGTCATTCGGGCGGCTCATCTCCAGGTCTCGCCGCCGCTTCTGTTGCAAGAGGATGGCGCGCTGCAGGCGTTCGACTTGCGCCCGAATGCGCTGAACTTCGGTGGCGTGGACGAGCGAGGCCAGCCGGTTGTGCTGCCGTTGCAGACCGGGGCACGCGTCGATATCGGCATGGAGATGCTGGAAGCGCAGCAGCGGGTGATTAATGACGCGTTCCTCGTCACGTTGTTCCAGATCCTCGTTGACGCGCCGCAGATGACGGCGACCGAGGCGATGCTGCGCGCGCAGGAGAAGGGTGCGCTGCTCGCGCCGACGATGGGCCGGCAGCAGTCGGAGATGCTCGGTCCGATGATCGAGCGCGAACTGGACATCCTTGCCCGCGCCGGCGTGCTGCCGCCCATGCCGCAGGAACTGATCGATATCGGCGGCGAGATCGATATTGAGTACGTCAGCCCGCTGAACCGGGCGCAGCGCGCCGAGGATGCCGTGGCGATCCTGCGGACGTTCGAGGCGGTTGCACCGCTGGCGCAGGTCGACCCGTCGGTGATGATGGCGTTTAATCTGCCGGTGGCCGCGCGCGAACTGGCGATGATCAACGGCATCCCGGCAAAGATCGTCCGGTCTCAGGACGAGATCGAAGCCATGCAGGCCGAGCAGGCCGAGGCCATGAATACGCAGCAACTACTGCAAGCCGCGCCGGTCGTGGCTGACACGGCGAAGACTCTAGCCGAGACGCAGCGGCTTGCCTCGCAGGGTGCGCCGGCCATCGTCCCGTGATCGATTTCGTGCGGCGGGTGATCCGGCGGCGGGGCGCTTACCGTCGCTGTTTTCTGGACGACGCGGGCAATCTGACGCCGGCAGGTGAGGATGTCGTGCGCGATCTGGCGAAGTTCTGCCGTTTGCATCGCAGCACGACGGTTGTCAGCACGATATCGCGGCAGACGGATGTACCTGCCACGATGCAGGCCGAGGGTCGCCGAGAGGTGCTGCTGCGAATCCTGGGGCATTTGCACGTTTCCGACGCGGATCTGATGCGTCTAACCGAGAGAGAGGCTATTGATGAGTGAAGATACTGGGTCTGTGGATACAGGCAACCCGACCGCTGATGCCGGGGCGGGGGCTGCGGGGCCGGCGGATTGGACTGCGGCGCTGCCGGAGTCGGCGCGCGGGTTCGTGCAGACGAAGGGCTGGAAGCAGCCGGCCGACCTGCTCGGGTCGTATCAGAATCTCGAGAAACTGCTTGGCGCTGACAAGGCCGGGCGCGGCGTGGTGCTGCCGAAAGAGGACGCTGCTTCCGAGGATTGGGCGGCGTTCTACAACCGGCTAGGCAGGCCGGAGACGGCGGACGGCTACAAGCTGCCGGTGCCTGATGGCGACGCCGGGACGTTCGCAAAAGACGCCGCGCAGTGGTTCCACGAAGCCGGATTGACGACGAAGCAGGCCGAGGCGCTGGCCGGGAAGTGGTCGGAATACACCGGCAAGATGACGCAGGATTCGGATGCGGCATACGAGCAGCAGGCCGCGCTGGATGTGACAGACCTCAAGAAGTCCTGGGGCAAGGAATACGACGCGCAGACCGAACTGGCGCGCCGGGCGATCCGCGAATCAGGTTTGTCGCAGGACGAGGCGCAGGCCATCGAGCGCGCGTTGGGGTTGGGCAAGGCGGTGCGGGTATTCGCCGCGCTCGGCAAGCAGTTTGCCGAGGCTCCGCTGAAGGGCGGCGAGGGTGCCGGCCGCGGGTCGTTCGGCCAGACGCCGGAGGCCGCGCGGGCGCGCATTTCGTCGCTGAAGGCGGACAAGGCGTGGACGCAGCGGTATCTGTCCGGTGACGCCGACGCGCGGTCGGAGTTCGAGCGTTTGCATCGCATTGCATACGAGCAATCGGCGTGATACCGTAAGGCATTCTCGGAAAAGCGCCCGGCTCTGGTCGGGCGTCCCGATGACGGCGGGAAAGACCGCAGCGTGCCGCGCTACGGCAGAAGTCGGCCCCGGCAACGGATAAGCCCTTCGAATCGTGCAATCTTCCACTTTTCGTGAGGGGCTATCATGTCCGTCAACATTCCGACTCATTACGTTCAGCAGTACAGCACGAATATCGCGCTCCTGCTCCAGCAGCAGGGCTCGAAACTCCGCGACGCCGTCTCCGTCGGTTCCTACGTCGGCAAACAGTCCAGCCCGGTCGATCAGATCGGCAAAGTCGAGATGCAGACCGTTACCAGCCGGTTCGCGCCGATGAACCGCGTCGACGCGCCGACTGATCGCCGGTGGGTTCTGCCTTCGGACTTCGATCTGCCGCAACTGATCGACTCGTTCGACAAACTGCGCCTGATCACCGATCCGGAATCGGCGTACGTCCGCAATGCCGTGCTGGCCGCGGGCCGCAAGATGGATCAGGTGATTTGCGCCGCGTTTACCGGCACCGCCAAAACCGGCGAGACTGGCAGCACGAACACTTCGTTCGCTGCTGCAAACGAGGTCGACGTCGCGGTCGGTGGCGCTAACTCGCGGCTGAACGTCGCGAAACTGCGCGAGGTCAAGCGGCTGATGATGGCGAACCATGTCGACTTCGATCTGGAGGAGGCATACGTCGGCATCACTGCGTCCGACCACGACGCGCTGCTCGGTGAGATTCAGGTCGTGTCGAGCGACTTCAACGGCGGGATGCCGGTGCTGCGCGATGGGCGGATCATGGAGTTCATGGGATTCCGGTTCATCCATTGCGAACTCATCGAGCAGTCGCTGGCCGGCACGAACGAGGTCACGCTGCCGGTGTGGGTCAAGTCGGGGATGCACCTCGGGATGTGGAACGACATCCAGAACAGCATCAGCATTCGGCACGACCTGCAAGGCGAGCCGTGGCAGGTGTACACGCAAATGACCGTCGGCGCGACCCGTCTCGAAGAGAACAAGGTCTACGCCATCGAGTCCTACCGCGCCTAATCTGAGGAGTTACTGCTATGCCTATTGTCAATCGCAACTCCCTGTCCATCGCGGATATGGTCGCGCTGCCGCGGGTTCCCGTGAACCCGTCGAACGGTGCCGAGGGCAAACTGTTCGAGAGCGCGGGGTATGTCGCCAACGCTGCGAACGACGATGCCACTTCGGTGCATCGTTTCTGCCGCGTTCCGTCGAATGCCCGCGTGT